CTTAATCGACATCTTGCGCATTTTTCCTTTCTTTGGCATTCTTGAAAAGAAAGGATAGCTCAAAATAATTTCTTTGTCATGTTCCTAAAGAAAGGATGCGTGACAGTTGAGTTTGGCTATCCGCTGATCCGAAGGAATAGGAAAGCACCGGATGGGACATGTCAGGCTGGGGATACTGCCAGCATCCAAAAAATGGAAGGAGATTGTCGCATACTTGTCTGCCGGAGACGTATCCGTCGATGAGTTGGCGAACAAGGTCGCCGACGCCTGCGACAAAGCATTCGAGAAAGCATCTGACGACCCGGCTTTTCAGCATACGGTTGAGTTGATGTTCATGATTCCCCTGGCTGCACAGAAGGACGATCTTCGTGCGGCCCTGTCCGAGATCGGACTTCACATTCCTGAGAACCCATCCCGAACGGATATCATTGGTGCATTTGCAAAGGCCATTGAAGGGAAGTCGATCCAGGTCCAGTCGGATCTGTATCCATTATCCAAGAATGCGGGGATTGCCGTTCTGAACGAATTCTTAAGCCATAAACCGCCAGCGCCGCAGATGGACTTCTTTGCCGAATCTAAATCCGATGTGCATAGGAATCTTGAAAAATTGGCCACACCAGTCGGGTTCGCGGATCTTACCCAAAATTATTTTGCCCGGCTGGCGAAGGATAACATCCGATATTTCATGGAACGGGAACTACCGGCGCATGTCGGTCAGAACGGCAATTTCAAATCCATCCCAGATCTATCCGTTTTTGATCGTAGCGTCGATCATCACTGCAAAGAAGGGTCGTTCATCATGCGGCCGTTTGCTGAGAAATGGTACCCCAAACTTCGATATAATTCTGACAAGCCGGTTTCGTCGAGAGACATCCGTGGCTTTGCCCATGTGGCGGTTCAGAAGATGCGAAAAGAACTTCATATAAGGAACCAAGATGCGCCAGTTTAAGATTGTCTGCGACGGGGTAGATCCTGGCGTTATTCCAGAAGGATTTGAAACCCTGGAACTTGCCGTTCAGGGTAAAGCCAAGAATGTTGAGCTAAAGGTTGCCGCCATTTCAAAGGCTGTTATGGGAAATATCCCGGATGCGGTCTTCGATCTCCTGGAAATTAGTGCGTATGTCTACTGCGCGGATCAACATCTTGGCCGTGGTACGGAAGCGTTGACCAATTATGGGCAGGATTGGCGGCGCAACCTTCACTTCAAAATTCCTGTGAGAAACGTCGAGCTATGGCAGCGGGATGATCTGACCCAGGCACTGGAAAAGACGCTGGGCTTTCTGTCGGGGGAAACCTATCGATTTGAATTCGAGCAAGCCGTGTCCCCGGTCAGACAAGAGTCCTTGTATTTCGAATTCACGGATGACCCGTTGAAGCCGGAGGACGTCTGCCTGTTTTCCGGCGGTGTTGATTCGTTTGCAGGTGCCGTTGAACAGATCGTGGGGAAGGGCCGGAAACTGGCTTTGGTTGGCCACCATTCCGCAGACAAGGTGAAGAACGTTCAGACGGAACTTGTTGAATCCCTTAAAGCCAAGGGATTCGGCGACAAAATCAACTACATCTCAATCACTGTCAGAAATACGAATTACGCCACCCCGAAGGAATACACCCAGAGAAGCCGGTCTTTTCTATTTGCCTGCCTCGCCATGGCCATTGCCGATATGTATGGAAAGGACGAATTCACATTCTTTGAAAACGGCGTCGTCAGTTTGAATATCCCTATTTCGGCGGACGTGTTGGAAAGCCGAGCGACTCGGACTACGCACCCCCGTGTGATCAATGGCCTAAAAGAAGTCTTCGGTCTGGTTTTCGGGCGCGAGATTGATGTGAAACACCCATACCAGTGGCTCACCAAAAGGGAGGTGACGGAGAAAATCAGGGAACATGGCTGTTCGGATCTATTGGAGGCGACCAACAGCTGCACTCGTTTTCATCGCGGACCGAAGAAGGGCAAAACACACTGCGGGATTTGCTCGCAATGCATCGACCGGCGTTTCGGTATCCTTGCCGCCGGTATGGGCGATGATGAGCCGGAGGACAACTACAACATTCCATTATTGACGGGGCGTAGGACGGGTACGAAGGAAATTAACCTGGCTTTGCAGTACGTGAAATTTGCCCGTGATTTCAGCCAGCTTCGCGGTCCGGTCGAGTTGCTCAACAATCACCCATCCATGGCGGACGCTTTGCATGAATATGAGGACCTGACTTCCGAGCAAGCGGAAGAAAGGATTTTCGATCTCTACAAAAGGCACGCGGACGATGTCCTGGGTGTGCTTGAGCAGGGGTTTAACGCCAATCGTCAACAATGGCGTTCGCTCAGCCTACCGGATACCAGCCTTGTGGCGCTGTATTTTAACCGGGCCGAAATTCTGAACGATCCGGATCCAGATATGCAGACTCAAATGAAAGAGGTCATGGACCGGTTTGGATCAGCCCAGCAGGCTTGCGAGTTTGCTGTTGATGAGGACGCGAAGAAAATTCTGTTCAAGGGTGATTTCGCTCTGGAAGGGGTGAATTACAAACTCTTCTATGCTTTGGTCCCAAACCATAAAGCCGGAAGGGATAGCGGAGAAGAAGTCGCCTATGTTCCGACGCGTGTCCTCGCAAAGACGCTCGACATTGAAGAGCATATTCTTCGACAACAGGTCAAACGCCTGCGGGAACTGGTGAACGAGAATTTGGCTGTTGATCTGGGGATTTCATTTGGAACGAATGACTTCATCGAAAACAAGCCTCACGTCGGATACCGTATCAATCCATCCCTTCGGCCGGTGCATAAAGCATATCTGAATATGCCTTAGTAAGGAAATGTCACAGCAATCGTCTCTGATGTCACAAATCGCTTTGAAAGCCGCAGAAATCTGCGGCTTTTTTTGTGTTTATGTCACAACAAAATTCGGCCCTGAATATATAAAGCGCAGCTAATCCATTGGAAAATCTGGGGACTGTCACAGAGCCATGAGGGCCTGTGGGAAGTCTAACCAAGATAGGAATTTTCCAATGGATAAACCATTCTTAAACCAGAAAGAACTCTCCCGTCGCTGGGGAATATCGTACCGCACATTGGAGCGGTGGCGTTGGCTCGGCGAAGGACCCGTCTTCGTAAAATTGGGAGGCCGCGTGGCCTACCGCTTTGACGATATCGAAGCTTACGAAGAAGCGCATATGCGTAACAGCACCTCTGACGATGGGCAAGCCAACGTGGGAGGGTTGTCATGAGCAAACTCAGCAAAATTGAGCAACTCCGCAAAGACGATTACTACTTCAAAAACCTGCCCGACACCATCCGCATTCCTGCGATTGGCGTAAATTTGGAAGAAGTCATCAAGCCAACAGAGGCTGCGACGCTGGATGATCTCGCATTTGCCGTTTTGGCTCTGCAGGAACAATCGTCCGCAATTTATGCGCTGACAGAACCCCTTCATCATCTATACGACCAAGCACGCAAGAACGGGGCCTTGGGTTCGCAGGTGGCAATCGATGCCCTTCCTGAAACGAAGGGCGGTGCGAAATGAACCTCCCCATTATTTCAGCGGATCAGCGCCTGAAAGAAACCCGAGGTATCAAGGGTGTCATCTTCGGCAAATCCGGTATTGGCAAAACATCGCTGCTCTGGACGCTAAATTCGTCAACCGCGCTGTTCTTTGACTTGGAAGCCGGTGATCTCGCCATCGAAGGCTGGCCGGGTGACACCATTCGCCCACGCACTTGGCAAGAATGCCGCGACTTTGCTGTTTTCATCGGTGGGCCAAATCCGGCCCTGCGTGAAGACCAAGTCTACAGCCAGGCACATTTCGATGCTGTCTGTGAGCAGTTTGGTGACCCTTCGGCACTTGATAAATACGAAACCGTATTCATCGACAGCATAACGGTCGCCGGTCGTCTTTGCTTCCAGTGGGCGAAGGGGCAACCACAGGCGTTCTCTGACCGTACCGGCAAGCCTGACATGCGCGGTGCCTATGGTCTGCATGGTCAGGAAATGATCGGGTGGCTCACCCACCTTCAACATACCCGTGGCAAGAACATCTGGTTTGTTGGAATCCTCGACGAGAAGCTCGACGACTTCAACCGCAAGGTATTCACCCCGCAAATCGATGGTTCCAAAACCGGCAATGAGCTGCCTGGCATCGTCGATGAAGTCATTGCCATGGCGGAAATCAGTGAAGGTGAGGGGAAGGCCTATCGGGCTTTCGTCTGCCAGACCCTGAACC